AACTCAATATCCTGCTCGGCTTTGCTTTGCAGACAATTGGCAGAATTATGAAATATTGCTCATTCTCAACCACTTGCAGTTCATTTCTCTCATCTTCACTTTCAGTTGCTTTTGCTTAAATTGTGCATTGCACAAGACACACGTTCGCCACGATGGAGCTGACCATGGGCGCAGACCTATACACTACAAGCAAACTTCTCGGTCATACGGAGGTGCGCACGACACAAATTTACGCAAAAATCATCAACAAGAAAAAGGACGAGGCTGTTTCCCTATTGGACAGTGCGTTCGAAGAATAAAAATGGAACATAACAATACATCAAACAACCAAGGACGAGAAGACTCCTCGTTCTCTCTTTTTACCCCAATGTAATGAATGCACCTTCTCTAACGGTGCAAGTGGCATTTGCGCCACCAACAAACTGTGGTTGTTTTTCAAGGAAGCCCACGAGTGCTATCAGACGGAAGTTATAGGATGCGGTAAACTGTATCACCGCTACAAAAAGGACTTTCTCAACAGCCATTCCTATACGGACTGCCAATATGCGGCAGGCAAGAACGAGCACAAGAAGAACTTCTACATCATGGAGGAGTTTCTTGAAGAACGTGAGGACTTGGTAGTCATATTCTTTACCAAAGTGGATTTCGAGTATCATGACTACAAGGCTCTTCATCACAAGTTCAACACCACGGAGCCACCTCCAAACGGTCAGTATCTCCATGGTAAACCACCGTCAATATTACAAACAGCACAAGACACCAAGCCGAAACAGGACTTTCAATGTTACTTTGATTCTACTCAGTTGAACCTCATTGCGCGCCATGCCAATGAGGTTTATTTGTTCTCGGCCGATGTGTCGGAAGAGGATATGCGAAAACTCTTCTCGTGTCAAGTCAGCAAGCAGCTAAAGGCGAGAAGCAACAGACGTGTGGCATTCTTCTTTGACATGCTCTGCAGCAAGAACTTGATCTGCAAGCAATGGCAATCGGTCATTGCCAAGCATAAACTCATCCTGTCTTCCTCAACAGACAAGCCACTTACAACAACCAAGCTATCCTCTGCAACCAGTGATGCCAAAGGTACAAACGCCAGCATCTATGAGGCTATCCGCAAGAAAGTGCAAGAAATAGCAGATTGCGGTAAAAATGACAGCAAGGACACCATCTGACAGATGATAACCTTGACAGTTGGCTTGATAGTCGGTTGACAGTCAAGCGCACTTCCATCCGATTGGCTATAAATGCCCTTACCTTTGCCCTCCGTAATCAGAAACCTGGTTATGGAGGGCGACCTCGTTATGTGTAACGATAAATAGAATAACGACAATGATTGGACAGACAACAAATCAGACAAACAATCCGCCAAAGGATGGTGCTATCCTACCGCCAACGATAGACGTGGATAAACACGAGTTGACAGAACAAGAACTGGCAGACATGACACCAATGAGACTTGCCGAGCGCATTCAACAGATGGAAGAAGCATTCAAGCTGCTTGGACCAGTGGAGGATGTGTTGAACCGCATCAAGTGCCTGGAGAAATGGCTCTTTGCAGGAAAAGACGTGCTCACCCTTGACGAGGCAAGCGTGTTCCTTGACGCTTCAAAGAGTCAGCTTTACAAACTGACACGCACATTTGCCATTCCCCATTACAAGCCAAACGGCAAGACCATCTATTTCTGCAAGGAAGAATTGGTGGAATGGATCAAGAAGCATCCAGTGAAGACAAAAGAGGTGTATGAGCAGGATGCCATACGCTATGTGATGAACAAACCCTTGAAGAACAGATGACGATGGAAGACATGAACGACATGAGCCTCTTTGAGGGTGCAGCGGACAATACTGACTTGCTGGAAAAGCTACTGAAAGCATCGCTTATCCATGCGGATGAGACCTACCAGACACCGCCACAGATAATATGGGTGGACAACTCGACCATAGCCACACTTGGCAACTTCAGTGCCTCCACAGGCAAGGCGAAGAGCCGAAAGACATTCAACGTGTCCGCTTTGGTGGCTGCCTCGCTTGCTAACGGAAAGGTGCTGCAATATACGGCAAAACTACCCGATGACAAGCGTAAGATACTCTACGTTGATACGGAGCAGAGCCGTTTTCACTGCCACAGCGTGATGCAGCGCATCCTGCGACTTGCAGGATTGCCCGACAACATGAACAGCGAGAACCTTGTGTTCTTCGGGCTGCGAGAGTATAGTCCCAACCTCAGACTGCGGTTGATAGAATATGCCTTACAGACACAAAAGGGGTTTGGCTTGGTCATCATTGACGGCATAAGGGACTTGATGCTCGACATCAACAATCCGAGCGAGTCTGTCCATATCATCAACAAACTGATGCAGTGGTCAAGCCGTTATGACCTGCACATCCATTGCGTCTTGCACCTAAATAAGGGTGATGACAATGTAAGAGGTCACATTGGCACGGAACTCAGTAACAAGGCAGAGACGGTACTGGTGATTAGTAAGAGCAATTCGATGGCGAATGTGAGTGAGGTAAAACCGCTCAACATCCGAGACAAGGACTTTGCGCCCTTTGCGTTCCAAATCAACAAGGAGGGATTGCCAGAGATTGCCAAGGACTATGTGGTTGACTCCACCACAGCCAAACAGCCGAAGATGACAATAGCCGACATTACCGATGAGCAGCATGACAAGGCACTTGGAATGGCTTTCGGCAAGAAAGTGGTGTCAGGCTATGAGAATGTGATAAACGCATTGACGAAAGGATATACAGCTATTGGTTTTGCCAGAGGTAGAACAGTGATGTCAAAGTTGCTGACCTTCCTATTGAAGAGCAAACTGGTGGTGAAGTGTGGCAACAACGAGTATTGCAGGGTGAAGGATTATCCTTCGCTTCCGCTGCTTGAAGAGCAGGAGGTGAAGAAGTGAGGATGAAGCGAAAATCACTTCAAAAACCACTTCATTCACCTCGGTGTATATATAATAGTAGAACGGACGGATTTTGTGAAGTGGCATCATATATAACTACATAGACATACGACAAAATGACTTCACAAAACCGTTCATTCACTCTGGTGTATATATAATAAGCGCACGAATGAACAAAAAAATGAATGAAAGATGAACATACAACAAGCAAAGGAAATCAAACTCACGGACTATCTGAGCGCATTGGGACATCAGCCCAAACGATGCAGCAAGTCCACCTCTTATTATCTGTCACCATTGCATGCGGAGACAAAACCATCGTTCAAGGTGAACTTCAGCCGAAACCAATGGTATGACTTTGCTCTTGGTAAAGGTGGTAATATCATTGCTCTTGCTCAACTTCTCTACAATACGGATGATGTGGGTACAGCATTGCAGCATATAGCAGCGGACATGAACAATCCAAAGTCCACAATGGCAAAACCTCCCATACCGACACAAGTAGAGACGGGCAAGATGGACAAGGTACACATCCAAGACTTGTCCTACCCTGTGCTTATGTCGTATCTGCGTTCACGCCATGTGGATGCAGACATAGGAAAACGCTATTGTAGGGAGATTTGGTACACGTTCAAGGGCAAGCGGTATTTCGGCATAGCCTTTCCGAACAGTAGGGATGGTTATGAGCTGCGTAACCCATATTATAAAGGTTGTTTGGGTGAGAAAGACATATCCTTGATACATTCACAGCAAGTTGGAGTGCAGGACAGATGCTGCATCTTCGAGGGGTTTATGGACTTTCTTTCGTACAAGACTTTGGAAAAGCGAGGCGACAATGTGATTTGCATACAAGAGCCATGTGATTATATTGTACTTAACTCCATCAGTAACCTTGGAAAATGTATGGAACGATTGGCGTGTTACACTGCTATCCATTGTTATCTTGATAATGACAAGGCAGGACAGATGGCTACCCATACAATCATGGAGCGTTATCAAAACAAGGCAATCAACGAATCCATAAGATATGCAGAATACAAGGATGTCAATGATTATCTTATCGGCAGAAAATCCATTATTCCGCATAAAGAGGATGTATAAAGCGATAATTTTCTACGGAGAAAGTCTATATTCTCCGTAGAAAACTATCGTTTGCGTGATTTTTGCGTAGATTTCCGTATAAACATACTACACTTTTGAAAATATGTAGTAACTTTGTACAGAATTAAAGATGCAAATCATGGAAAAGTGTATGACAAATCCAAAATCTGAAGGCTATATCTCTGCAAAAGATATGGCAGGAAGAGCTGCATACTATAAAGTATTGCAAGCTGCCAAGAATGGCGAACTCACCAGAATAAAAAGAGGTGTGTATGCAACCGATGACCATTTGGCAAGTCAAATGCTTGATGTAGAAAAGGTTGTTCCTGGTGGTGTGTTGTGTCTGTATTCCGCTTGGTCACATTATCAGATGACTACACAAGTACCACAAGAATATTGTCTTGCAATAAAAAGAGGTCGAAAAATCACCCTTCCAGATTATCCCCCAATCACACTATACCATTGGAGTGATACCGCCTTTAACCTTGGAATTACGAATACAGAGATTGAGGGGTTCAAGGTGAGGATATATGATGTTGAGAAATGTGTCTGTGATGCTGTAAAGTATAGAAACAAAATTGGCATAGATGTCTGTACGGAGATTATAAAGGAATATCTTAAACGCAGAGACCGCAATGTCAGCAAACTGATGAAGTATGCCTCACAACTGAGAGTTGCCAAAACATTGGGAACATATCTACAAATGGAACTATAAAACAAGAAATATGACAACGAAGAATTATGCTCGCTCAGTAAGAGCGAAACTGCTTAATATATCGAAAGAAGAGAATGTCTTCTACCAATCGATATTGACACGATACTTTCAGGAGCGTCTGTTATACCGTCTGTCGGTAAGTCCATACAAAGAACGCTTTATATTGAAAGGTGGTGCATTACTGTATGCCCATGAGCATTTGAAAGCAAGACCAACATTGGACATAGACTTCCTTGGTCAACAGATTAGCCGTGAGTTGGACAATATCAAGGAGACATTCCGAAATTTATGCGACATAGAATGTCTGGAAGACGGAGTTGTCTTTGACAAGGACAGCATAAGTGTAGAAGAAATCACGCTCAAAAAAGAATATAATGGTGTGCGAGTGCATGTCAAGGTAGGGCTTGACACGGCAAGCCAAGTCATTTCCATGGATGTAGGCTTTGGCGACATAATAACACCTGCGCCTGTTGATCTTTCTTATCCGGTGTTGCTGGACACATTGCCAGAAGTTGACATCTTGGCTTACTCTTTAGAGACCGTGGTGGCAGAAAAGTATCAGGCAATGATAGACCATGCGACAGAAAACAGCCGCATGAAAGACTTCTTTGATGTGTACAGAATACTCAAAGCAGGAAATATTGACTTGAACACATTGCAAGAAGCCATCACAGCCACGTTTGAGAACAGAGGCACCGCCATCTCTACGGATTATAGCCTTTTCGAGGATTCTTTTGCGACAGATGCCAAACGAAATATTATGTGGAATAGTTATTTGAAGAAAATCAAATTCAAGGAGCCACTAACCTTTCAAGAAGTTTGGACATATATCACTCAGGAACTGAAACAATACATGGAAAAATAAAGGTATTACGATATGCCTTATCAAGCTCTCCCATTCGGAGGGCTTTTTTTATGCCCTTTTGCCAAACATGCGAAAACTAACAGAATAAGCTGATTAAAGTATGATTGAGAGTATGATGTATGGTTATAATTTGAATATATCTTAAACTTTGACGACCATACTTTACAAAATTCTTTTATGTCGGATTTTACTCTTTACTTTGCACTCGCAACTGGCACGTTTGCCACTGCATAGAGTATAAATCATCAATAAAACAAAGTATTATATGAGTCCATTTTTGATATTCGCCATCAGCCTTACCATTGCATACGCTATCTACTATGCGGTGATGATAACGAGAGACCTGTATGGTAAGAAGGAAGAAGCCAAGAGCAACGAGGAAGTGTTTGACGTTAGCAACATAACGGAAGAGGAAGCCGCTGTAGCCGTCAATGAAAGCGATGGCGGCTTTAGTGTTGCCGACAAGCAATACGACACAAGTTTCCAAGACGGCACATCATACGATGAGGGCTATGGCATGGGAACAGAGAACAACGGAATGAGTGGTTATTCTCCAGAAACGGATTCTTCCGGTAGAGAAGATGATGTTGATGAAGACAAAGAAAATGATGTCAACCAACAGAAGCCGAAGAACGCAGCCGAGTCGTTGCAGGAAAAGATGGATGGACAGATGGAGTCCACTTCTCCCATATGGATAGACGGACTATGGCAGGACGACTTCACGGAGAGCCTATTGAAACAAGGCGAGACAAAGCCAGGACAACCAAACATCAAAACAATACCAGTCAAGGATGAAATTTAGCCATATCATAAAGAATGTAGTAAGTTCCTTTGTCTTTGCGCTGCTCCCCCTGTCTGCATCTGCCAAATGCGGTAATGTGGACTATAGCTGGGGAGCAGACGCACTGGCAGGGATGCACGACTATGTGGTGACGATGATGCTGTATGTGCTGTATCTGACATACGCTGTCGCTGCTGTGATGGTGATTATATCCGCTTTGCAGATATACATCAAGATGAACACAGGGGAAGATGGAGTTACCAAGTCCATACTGACGCTGATAGGAGCCTGTCTGTTTATGATAGGCGCATCCATCCTGTTCCCGGCATTCTTTGGCTACCAGATTTAAGACTCAACTGCAGAAGAGTATATCATGTGAAAGCGACAATACCTTGCTATATAAATTAAGGTGTTGCCAAACGAATCATTAACAAGTAAAACAAGAAAGAATGTTTAAGAAAACAACGAACTATCTGAAGAAGACCGCCAAGAGCGTTCTCTCTTCAGGACGCTTGAAGACATTGGCATTGATGCTCCTTGTGGGCGGTGGCATTGCCATGGCGCAAAACTCGGCAGGTGACTACACGGCAGGTACCACCGCGCTTACAACAGTGACGGAGGAAATCAATTTTGGGGTAAATCCAACTAAATATAATACTTGCATAAAATCATACTTATCGAACAATAACACTTCATACACAATGAATTACAGCGTAAAAGTGAATTATAATAATACTTAATCGGTTTGCATAAAGTTTGATTTCTATGGGAACATTTGTGGGAACCATATTATCTTTGCATTGAAAAAGGGTAATATTACCCCAGTTTTGAACATTCATAAATTTGTTTTTGAGATGAAGATTATACCGTATTTTCGCAAGAGTAATTCTGCCGTTTATGTAAGGTTGAGAGACGGAAAGGAAGTTGATTACAAAATATCAACAAACTTGTATATCGACTCTATCCATTATGACGCATCCGTGCCTGGCTATTCAAAAGAAAGCAATGTACCTCAAGATGTGAAGGACAAGTTCAACAGACAACTCGCAGACATTCTTCTTTTGGTCGGCAAAGAATATCACACAGGCTGCACACTTGACTTCCTGCACCATGTTGTAGATAACTATTTCAATCCCGACAAGCAGGGAAAGGAGCATGAGGACTTTGACAACACCAAGACAGGGTTCTTTGACAGAGCCGAGCAGTATTTGAGAGAGGTAAAGAATGGAGCGGAAACCAAATGTGCTATCACATCCATATTCCGCAGACTTCACCGCTATGAGGCATGGCAAAAGGAAATGGAAGGTCGCAAGGACTTTGTTCTTCGTATCGAGGATTTTGGAGCAGACGAGTTAGAACGCTTCATGAAGTATATCACTGAGGAATACACATACTTTGCCAACAATCCCGACTTCTTCAGCCGATTTGAGATTTACCGCAATACAATGAAGCCATCATCTGCCAATTCCGCCTTTAGTGGAGGAAGAAGGTTAAAGGCGTTCTTGAACTGGTGTGTGAAGAAAGGCTACACCACCGACACCTCATTTCGCACGGTCAAGGTGGACAAGCATGTGTACGGCATCCCTTACTACCTCACCATTGAGGAACGTGACCAAGTGCTGCACAGAGACCTCTCAATCAGTCCACGTATCGAACTGGCAAGGGATATGTTTGTGTTCCACTGTCTTGTTGGTTGTCGTGTTGGCGATTTGTTCGCTTTAACAAGAGAGAATATCGTTGGGGATTTCTTGGAATACATACCGATGCAGAAAGATTACTTTCCCACGCAGTACTTTTGTTATGACTTGTAAATCAGTGATTTATAACGTGGTTTGACTGTTTAACAGTCAGTCAGAGCAACAAAACAGCAACAAATATGCAAAAAGAGGGGCTTTTCGACCCCTCTTCAAGCACTCTGAGGGCAAAGATAGTTATTTTTCTCGAATACGCCGCATGTGGGCTTTACTTTTCAATCTCGTGTAAGTTATCACCTGAACGAACTTACGCCGACATACGGGCGCAATCGCTGTCAGGCTGTTTAGACGTATCTCTTCGCCGCCTCTGTCAGTTCATCTGCGTAGTTGTATATCTCGTCAAGGGTCTGAACCTTATACATACGTTCTGACTTGTCTTCTGAGATAATGGCAATGCGCTTGTTCTTCGGTTGGTTGAAGTAGAAGCGGACAACGGTCTTCCGCACATTGTTGTCAATCTGAACCCCGAAGTATGATCGTGTGTCCTTGTATGTGATGCGGTCAGAGGTCACAACGCTGCGGATAATAGACTTCACGATGAAGAACGCCTCCAACTCTTCTTCTGTTGTCACAATGCCGTCCTCGTTTGTCTCAGGCTCTGTGGGCTGTTCTTCTGTCTTCTCGGCGGTCTTCTGTTCTGTGGCGGTTGCTTCTTCATCTGTCTTGATTGCCGCTTTCAGACGGTCAGAAATAATGTCGTTTATATAACTGCCGATTGTACGTTTTGTCAGGGCAGTGAACTGTTCAAGAACCTTTTGGGAGAAAACGCCGTCATAGACCTGTTTCCCGAAGAACCTCACAAAGTCAGGAGAGGGGTTCGCGAACTCCTTTGAAATGGCGGTTTTGAGTTCGCCCATATATTTCAGCTCGCTTGCCGAACTGAGAATGTTGTCAACATCAAAATAAGACCTGTGAAACTTCTTCAACTCTTCGACCTGAGCGTCTTTCATTTCAAGGAGGTTCACTTCCAAGAACGGTTTCTCGTCCATTTTGTTAGGCTCGGCAAGGTCTGTGTAGAACTTGTATATTATGCCGTTTGTCAAGACCCCGAACTTTGCCTTTGACACGTTAAAATAACGTATCAGTTGGTTGTCATAAAGGTTCAGGTCTTGCTCCCAATGTTTACACTCAATGAGAATAATCGGCTCGCCGTCTTTCAGAATGGCGTAGTCAATCTTCTCGCCCTTTTTCATACCGATGTCACAACTCATTTCAGGTAACACCTCCAACGGGTTGAACACGTCATAGCCGAGAGCACTCAGGAAAGGCAGAATGAGAGCCGTCTTCGTTGCTTCTTCTGTCTTCAAGTTGTCTTTCAGACTTTCAATGCGCTCAGATATTTGTTTAATCGAATCTTTGAAATCCATATCTGCTGTTTTTACGTTAAAACTCTGTACCTTTGCAAAACACGGCTCGCCGTTGTCACAGAGACCCAACGTAAAAACGTGGGCATCCCCTTGTTGGTCAAGAGGTATCGCCAAACACCCGAACAGCCTACAAGGAAAATGCCCACGATATACGTGGGCATCTACCATTGCTTTTAAGGCTGTCTGAAATTTTGGCGATTTTCTTGACCCTCAAAACAATAGCAAACGCTATATTTTCAAATTTTGTCACAAAGGTAAGAATTTCTTTTTTAATTCCGACAGAATTTCCGATTTTTGTGCTTACGCCTTAATCATTTTTAGCGTTTTCACTGTTTTTGAAGCCGTTTCAGGTACACAACCAAGGCGAAGATTGCCAACAAGAACCAAAAACCGAAGATTTCACATTTCTGAAACTTTGTCAGGTCACGGGGAACTAAAACCTTTTCTTTGACTTTCAGGTATCTGTTCCGATAGACCACGCTGTCCCTTTTCTCTATCTTCTTGTCGGTTTCAATGGCTTTCTTCTGAGGTTTTGTCCGCAGATCGTGAAACAGAGAGCCGTCAGGGTTGATGCGAGCGTCAGAGGTGGCATATTCGTTTTCAAGGTGTGAAACGCTGTCACGGGTTGTGCGCTCTGCCGTCTGAGCGGGTATTTCAAGAAAGACCGTATCAGGAACGAGAATTGTCTGCGTCCTGACTTCAACACGGGTAATGTCCTGACGGTCTGTTTCTGTTGTCAGGTTTCGGCAAGGGCAGCAGCCCCACATGAGTGAGACCGCCGCCAATAAGATGAAAAGTTTCTTTGTCATTTCTTCACGCTTTTGATATAAGACAGAATGCCGTCCACATGAACCTTTGTAATGAGCTGCTTACCCTCTTCACTCAGAAGAAAATCTACGTCTTCTTTGTTGTCCTGAAAAAGGTTCTCAGTCAGAACGGCGGGGCAGCTTGTATCTCGGCAGATAGCGAGGTTCTGAGTGATGAACGGCTGCTGTGGCGTGTATTTTCTCACTCTCAGCCCGTTTTTCTCTGCCGCCTGAGCAAGATACGTTGCAAGCGTCTTGCTCTTCTGAGAGGCGTTCAGAGAGACGTGTGCCGACCACCCACGGGCTTCATGCCATTTGCCGTCAGCCCCCGCTGCGTTGTTGTGAATTGAGACCAACAGAGCGTTTGAAGCCCCGTGAGCCTTGCAGAGGTTGTTCGCCCTCTGACAGCGTTCTTTCAGGCTGATGTCGTTTGTTTCAGGGGTCAAGAGAAAAACGTGACCCGCCCCAAGCTCATGGCATAAAGCACACTGCAGACGCTTGGCAATCTCACGGGCGTAGGCGTACTCTCTCAGTCTTCCGTCAGGAGAACGCTTGCCCGCTGTGTCTTCTCCGTGACCGTTGTCAATAATTACTATCATATCATTTTAACCGTTTAAGCGTTGATAAAACTCTGTTTTGATGTTATCATACGCAAGTTTAACATTCGTGTAAGCACGGGCGTCGTTTTCCCCGTCCGCATTGTAGATTTCACTCTCAACGACCTTTGCCACGTCTTCAACCCATTCAGGGGCGCAGAAGTCAGACAGTGGCTTCCCGTGATACGTGAACGGGTCAAAGCGGCTGTTTCTGTCTTCATGAATGACTTTGAGAGACTTTCGTATCTTCTCTGCCGTTGCCTCATGGTCGATGATGTGGTTTTCTTTTCTGACCCTCTTAATAAGGCGACAGACCTGTTCCACAGTGAGGTCAAAAGCAAACCCCGTCAGGTTTCTGATGCGCATCTGTGTCTCAGGTTCAAGACGTTCAGCAAGGTTTTTTATCGCTGCGTTGTTGTCTTGAAGAATGTCTAACAACTGTCTCAGGTATTCTTGCTGTTCTAACATGCGGTTAATCATTGATTTGAACCACCTGAAAATGGCTATCATCATCATCGCCGACAGAAGAAGAAAGAAAGCCGCCGTGACAGCCATTAAGCCATAGTCGCTTATGCCTTTGGCTATCTCTGTAACTTGTTGAACCTCATTCATAGCACAGCCCTGATTGAATGTCCGACAACCGCTCCGCCCGCTGTCAGGGCGAAGTCTATCCAATCCCAAGAGCCGCCATAAAGAACGTCTTTCAGTTCAAGGGCACCTCCAACACCCGCACCCGTATAACAGGCACAATACCAATCGTCAGCCCCAAGTCCAATCATGACCCCGCCGACAAAATGTTTCCCACGATTACTCTTTGAGAACCATTCGATTACTTTTCTTTTCATGTTTCTTTATATTGATTAAGTAACTATTTTAAGTGTGTCTCCATTTCGATAAATTTGCCCTTTTGTTGAGGGTCTTAAAGACGGTAAAACATAATCTGACAGAATAACTTTTTTTGTATTCCAACCTCCTGTTACCTGAAACATCGGGACAAGGTTATCTCCTATCCCATGGCGATAAAGTCCAATTTCAGAGGAAGAAACTATAAGTTTGTTCATTATATCGCCGCCTGTTTCAGTTGAAAGTTCATTCATTGTTATCTTAGGACGGCGTAACCCAAAACCAATATCCTCAGCCTCAATTCTCATTATTTCAATATCTTTTCCGAGAATTTGGTTATATATTATTATTGAATTTGAAGACGGGTCAATCACAATTCTATTACCCGCATTAACGGTTGATATTTTACCCGTGAAGTTACCTTGGATATTCACGTCTCCTGTTTTCCCGTCAAGGTAACAGGAATTGTTCTGAGAATACAGTTTCCCGTTCCTGAAAACCCACCCCGCAATATTGGCGTTTTCAGCCAACAGAAGTTGTGTTGCGACACTCTCAAAAGAAGCCCCAAAGGGATTCCAATAGTTCGTGTTTGTCGGGGCTTGACCAACAAAACCGCCTGAGCCGCTTGGAGCGTCAATTCTTGCCACATAATAGACAGAGTTATATTTGACAATATCCACTCTATGAGGATTGCCATAATAATACTTTGTTGAAGAATAATTTCCTCGGAATACGGGGGCGGGCGATGCTCCGTCTTGACCGTTCTCTCCGTCCATTCCCCAACGTCCAATCAGGGCAACGTCTGTCTCTTCTGTTGTGTTATCTGTGTACTTTATAATCTCATAATTATATAAGTACGGGCGCGAGGCAGAAATATCCTGAACAGAACTGCTCCAACCAATAGTGTTCTTTGTCACGCCCGTTGAGAGGTTCGTGGCAAGGTACATTTCTGTTATTGAAACAATGCCACGCCCTTTATCTCCATAACAGCCGATAATAACAGCGGGAGTCGTGACAGAAGAGCCGTCAGTATAAAAGATGCGTTCATAATTCCAAAGATACTTGTTTGTCTCAGAGAGTGTAGGCACAGAAGAAATAGACCAAACGGTTGGTCTAACATTGCTGTTCTGACTGACCCCGTAGTACTCTGTCACACTTCTTATACCACGCCCGTTTGTTCCGTCCTTACCGTCTGCGCCGTCTTGACCGTCAATGCCGTTGTACGGTGTTACTCTCACGGGGTTTGACCACTGAGAAAGAAGCGTCTTGCCGTCACCTGACTTCACGGCTGTTGTCTGCCACAGATATTCAAGGCTTGCAACCGTTGGCAACTCAGTAGTCCACCCTGACGGGTTCAGGCTTGATTTTGAGAGGGCGGGCGGCGTTGTTGTTGAGCCGTTCTTGGCGTAACGTAGTTCTGTGAACTTACCCGCTGCGCCGTCTTGACCCGTGTCGCCTTTGTCTCCTTTTATCCGACCCACGTTTTGCCATTTGTCTGTCTGAGGCACATACATACACCCGTTCAAGGCTTCATCGTCCGAGTTCATTATATAAGCGTCTCCCTCCTCTGCGTAAACGGTCATCCAACCCTCAGCCGCTCCCGCAAAGGGTCTTCCGAGCTTCTTGACAACACAATATTTATCCTCGGTCGTTTCCCCCGATGTCAGCGTATATTTATCAATCAGGACAACGGGCTTTCTTCTGTCTTGATCCCATTCTTCCATTGTTGAATAATGTGCGTAAGCCTGACCCTTGATTTTAACAGAAGTTCCGTCAGCCCCCTTTGAACCCTGAGCAACGACTTGCCAATAAAGAGTGTTTGTCGGCTCAATGCCCTTGACAGGCGTGTCGCTGAACATTCTGTATGTTGACGTATTGCCGTCCTTTGTGAAAGTGACCTCATCGCCATTATAATAAGTGTATGAGGCGTTGTATTCGCCCCTATAACAGCCGATATAGCTCTCTTGACCGCTTTGGCTCTGAATGATTGTGCCTTTTATTCTGAGCTTACCGTCCCCCGCCGAATTGAAGTCAAGAGCGTCCCCGAGCTTCATGGCGTTGGCGAGCATATCAAAATAGCTGTTGCCGTCACCTGAAACAACTCTGTCGGTCGTTACACGCCCTGGCAATATCTCTGTGAAGCCGTAGAGCGTGGCAAAACTCCTCTCTCCGTTGTATTCGCTGTTCAGAACGCCGACAAGGAGGCAGTAGTGACCGTCAACACCATTCAGCGTTTTTGCGCTCTCAGAGAGAAAGAAAACGCCCTTGTCGGTTGTCTTGCTGACCTTTGCGTATAGATAATACTTCTTTGACCCGTCTTCAAGTCTTGCGCTCTCAAACTCTTCAACGTTCCAATATAAGTATTCTTCGGGCTTATGCGATGAACTCAAAGAAGACACGCCGAGCGTCAGGTGCTGAATGAGACCCGCAGCCGCTTTCAGGGTCTTTGTCTCCTGATCGTAGTTTATTGTATGGCTGACCTGTGTCGGGTTTGTCTTTGAAGAGACGAAACGGAATTGAAGACTTTCATCGCCAACAAGCATCTGCATGGTCTGTATGGCGATAGGGCTTATGCTCTGAGTGAAGTTTTCAAGCAGCGAAGCCTCCAACATGCTCATTGTCTCTTTTGCGTCCCTGAACCGTCTCTTTGTGAATTGAATAGCCTCACGGTGGTTGTCTTCAACGACCACCTCCTCGCTTTCAAGCTGCTTCAACTTTGAAGAGAAAGATGCGCTTTTCGTCTCGTTTGACAGTTCAAGAGAGGGGCTGTGCGGCTTGTTGATATAATCTTTAATGCCCGTGATGCGGACGAGAACGCCGTCTTTCTGAAAGCGTTCATCGGAGAACTTTATATACCCGCCGAGCTTGATGCGCCCGCCTATGTTCAGCCAATCTTTCTTTGCCCAAATGCCGTCAAGGTCTCCCGTGAACGTGAACTTAGTCTCCTCGTTGTCAAAGAGACTTTTCACGGCTTGACGGAACATGTCCCATGAAGCCCCTGACTTTGTGGCGTTGTCGCAGATATAAGCGTCAGGCAACATACACTTGAAGACAGCGTATTTTTCGTTAGCCCGTGGGCAAAAGGTCTCATTCGGCATGGTCTGCCCGTCAATCTCTTGCGGCGTTATCTCAAAGCGGCGGGCGGCTTTCTTCAAAGAGCCGTCAGGGTTCAGAATTGAGTTGTGGTAGTATTTCACTTCAAACTCTTTACCCGCCAACATACCCGTCTGAAAGATAACTGTCATGGTCTCGCCGTCTATCAGGCATTTCTCGTAGTCAAGGTTCTCAGGGATTGAGTTGTCTATGATGTCGTAAAAGTTCTTGTCTTTGTCAACACACACGACAGAAGAAATTTCGCCGACACGCTTCGGGTAGATGTCTGAACAGTCAAGACTGCTCTCGGCGAGGCTTGTCAGGTCTTTGTCCTTTCTTCTGATTGAGAACCCCAAATCGTCAGTCATATAGTAACGGGCGTTATCAGCGTTGAAGCCCTCTTCGTCTTCAAAGTAAACGCCGTCAAAGCCTATTGACTGAGACTTCGGCAAAAGAAGTTCTGAGCTTCCGTTTTTGCTCGGGTCTATATTGTCTGAACCGCCCTGAACGTAGAGAATTTCAGTCGGCGGCGTTTCCCCATAGTTAGAACGCCCCACATTTGGCTTGAAGCCGTTACCCCGCCCGTATGAGAGCGGCAGCGGGTTGTTCTTGTTATATTCAACCTTGCGGAGCGAGACGGTCTTGCCGTTAAACTCAAATTCCGTGTTCAGGGTTGAAGCCATTTGTTCCAACGCCTCATAACAGAAAGCGTGGCTGTACGATATGCAGACTTCATCGCCTGACACACAAGAGCCGACCGCCCAACCCGTGTCACGGCGGTTCATGTTGTCAACGAACATTTGGAGGTGCTCATGGGGCTTGGCGGTCAGGCTGAATTTCAGTCGCCCGTCAACGGGGTTTCTGAACTTCCAAATCTTCGCCTTTGCCTGACTGCTCTCCATTGTCACGGTGTATTCAAAACTGCGGCTGTGTTTCATCTTGAAAGCCTCAGGGCGTTCAAGCGTGAAGCGTTCTCCCTGATAGTCACAATAACAGCCCACGGGCAACTCAACGTGTTCTGCGAGGCTGTAATAAAGCGTAAGGTTATAATCGCCCATGATAACTCTGTGGCGATAACTGTTATCGTCAACCTCAATTTCAAGGAGCTTTTTGCCTTTGTCGTTGTAAATTATCATTGTCGTTTTATTTGAGAGTTATTTTTTGCGAATTTGACGCACACGGCGTTTACTTTTCTCTGTGGTATGCTTATAAGGTAATCACTTCAAAAACGCTTTGTGGGGCTTTAGAATGAGTTACCGCCATTTTTCAAAGAGTAGAGAGGCTGACAGCCCGAACCGCCCGCCCCTCACTCCTGAAACAGAGAGTTAGAGAATACCGAACTCGGCGCAATCCGCATCTACCTGAGTTTTCAGGGCGGCACGCTCTGTAAGATAATCTGTGTAAGCCTTAATGCGGGCTTTCGCCTCGTCAGATGTCTTTGCGCCGTATAAACCGAGCTGTGCGGCGTTGTACTCGTTGACAAGTTTCTGCTCGTAATTAGCGTCCCACTTTGAGGTAATTACCGCCTCTGTGAGATACCGTCTTCCGTTGCAAGGATAAAATCGTTGTCGTCAAGCCTGAAAGACCCCGTGAAAGTCAGGGTCAGAGTGAACTCCAACCAAATTTTGCCGTCAGGGAAGAAGTCTGAGACCTGACAAGACTTGTAGTAACACGGGAAATCCTGTTCAAGTTCTCTGACCGTCAGAAGCCTTTCCTCGGGTTGAATGAGGTCATGGAGAAGAGCGTCATAGTTACGCCACAACTCTGTCAGGCTCTCAGCCCGCATGAGGCAATACAACTTCACGTCCTTTGTCTTGAACGTGACCCGCTTCCCGTCATATATGGCACCCGTCTTCGTCTTGATGTTCCGCAAAAGGTTCTGTTTCACTTGTGCGGTCTTCATAACCTCAGACAGAGAGCCTTTCAGAACCCGACAGCCGTAATCGGTCAATGGCGTATTGTCAAGCGAATAATCGTCTGACGGCGTGACCTCACTCACGGGGGCTTTATACTTGTAGCCTTTCATCGGGAAATCGTCAGAGAACTTGATCGTTACCGTACCTAACATTCTCGCCACGTCAAGGTTCGGCTGCTGTGTCATTCTGAGCGTGAACGTGCGCTGTATGTGGGCGCAATAGAACTCATGGTAAGCACCGTCAGACAACAGTTCAATGAAAGCGCAGAAACGGCTGAAAAGCCCGCCAAAAGCGAACTTAACCTGAATTTCACGGGTGTTGAGAACAGGGGCTGAAAGGTCTGCCTCCACGCCGTCTTCCTCTTGCCAATCGTTACTGTCAACAGACTTCAACGGCGGAAAGGCGACAAGTTCATTGAACCCGCCGCTCGTCACATACACGCCATACTGCAAGTATGCATCGTTACCGTCTATGAAAAGTCTGTTAATCATATTATAATCGCATTGTCAGAGGTGTTTTTTATGACGCTGCAGCCCTGTTCTGATTGAACATGGGCAACAGCCCATTTGTTTGCATTCACTATCGCTTTCGCCCAGTGAAGAAGAATGATTTCGTGCCGTTCTGTCTTTGAACAGAAGACGGTCGCAGAGGTTCTTCCTATCAGGACAGCCCGTGAGGGGTCTTTCAGGGTCAGCGTTCCCGCATCAATGTAGATGCCGTACTTCTCAACCCCGTGAGGTTTGAAGAGCCTGAAAGTCGCCATATTCGGGAAATGGTTCTTCATACAAAACTCTATACCCTGAGGGCTTTCAAACAGCCTGACAATATCCTCGACAGTCTGTTCTGTCCCCTTGAACAACGGGCAAGCCCCGAGGAGCTTTGCCTGTGTGTAAATCTGTCTGATAACTTCTTTCATGTCATTTTATCTTTATGCCTTTGAGGGCGATGTCGTTTACTGTGTCCTTAATCTCTTTCACGCTGCTCTCAACGCCCGCCACACGGTCTGAAAGCCCGTCTGTGTTGCTCTCAATGTTCAAGACTGATTGCAAAATCAGGTTCGCCGTATTCAGCAGCAATTTTGTGTTCTCACTGATTGAATAGGTATGACCCTGAATAGCCGTGGCTCGTCCGTTCAGCTCGTCCACGCTGTCCTGAGAGGCGTTGGCGATACCACTTGAAGAGGTCTCACGGGTTGAGTCTTGTGCGGCTGTAATCATGTCTTTGATTTGTTGAGGGAGAGCCTCCCAAATCGTTATCCAATCTGTGCCGACTTGGTTCAGGTCATTTGTCAAGCCCGAGAGACTGTTCAGAACAGCGTCAATGCCCATGAACTTGCCGTCCTTGAACCACTGAGCCTTGTACTTGTCAAAGACCTCTCCGAGGGGTTCTTCCAAGAACTTCTGAACCAAAAGGCGTTTTGTTATGTCGCCGATTATCTCGTTGACCTTATCGCCCCACGCCTTTGCGTAGTCCTCGCCGTTCTGAAAGGCTTCAAAGAAAGCGTCAGAGAGTTGTTCTGCGATGTCAGAACTTGTACCACCCATGATGTCTTCAACCATTTCATTTATGATTGAAATCGCCTTTGCGCCCAGTTCTTCAATCTTCTGCTCCCAATCGTCAATCTTGCCGTGGTCAGTCTTCTTTTTGCTGTTCTCTTTGTCTATCTGTTCTTGAATGAGCAACTGCTGCTGTGCGATGTTTTCAAGCTGCTGTTGGGCTTCACTGTATTTCTTGCCGCCGAGAGCCTTGTCAGCCGTATAAGCGACATTGGCGTAAGCCTTTGCAATCTTCTCGGCAGACTTCTTCAAGAGATTGTCGTTCATTGAAACTTTCAGCGTGAGCCTTGCCAACATCGCTTCAAAGCCCGTCAGGGTCTCAATGTCTTTCAACATTTCGTCCCGTGTCTCTTTCAGCTTCGCTTTCACAAGGTCAATAGCCTTTCCGCTCTTCTCTTGTATGCGCACGATGTCGGCGTTGTCAAGCTCCCATTGCAGTTGGTCAATGCGTCTTTGAAGAGCCTCAATTTCCTCTTGCTTCTTGTCGTCATTGTTGAAGAGGTTCACGATCTGCGTTGCTATCTGCAAGGCGGCTGAAATAATTGTCAGAATGACAGAAGCCTTTTCAACCGTCTGAATTGCTTTTGAGGCGGCTGTCGCTGTTCCCTGAACGCCCGTAGATGCGTTCTGCGTCAACTGCATTATGCCGTTTATCATCGTAAGGGCAGAGGTTGAAATTTGCCCCGCCGTCTTGATGATGTCTCCCGCAACGCCGCCGATTGTGTCGCCAATCTCTTCAAACGTCTTGTTTACCTCATTCAGGGTCTTGTATAGGTCTTGCCATTGTTTGATTGAACGTTTGTCAGGGTTCAGGTCGGCTTTCGCCTTTGCCTGAGCGACATTGTTCTTGGCTGTTGTGACCTTTGCACGGGCAACGGCAACTTGCTGTGAAGTGGCTGTGCCGTTCTTCTTGTCTTGCTCAACCTTTTTCAACTCCTCCTCGGCTTTATCCAAGAGGGCTTGAAGTTGTTCAAGGGTCAGATTGGCGATTTCGTTGCACCATGCTTTGTATGTCTCTTCACGCTGCGCAAACTGTTCATCAATGGCGTTCAGAGCCTGTTCTTGCTGATAATTCAGTTCATCGAAGTTCCCCTGAGTGACACCCTCGTTCCACTTGTCATTTCCGTTTTCATCTTTGACACGTTTCCCGTCTTTGTCATGCTCATAGAGGGCTTCGATTTTATTCTGATATTCTTCGGCAATCTTGACCCGCTGCTGCTCGTATGTCAGGCTGTCTTGCAGCATGGTGTTCAGAGCCTCTTTATTTCCTTTGACACGGGTGTCGGCGGCTATCTTCTCGTATGCTTCGAGCTGCGCCCGCTGTTCTGTTGTCAGGTCTTGACGTGTCAGGCGGGTGTCGCTGTCTTCACTCAGAAGAGAGCTGCGGTAAGCCTGTTTCTCAGAGTTCTTTGCCTTGGGGTGTTTGTTCTCCCATTGAAGAACCATTTTGTCGGCAAGGGCTTCAAGCATTTGTCGCTCACGTTCTTTGTTCTCAGAAATAAGGCGGTCATAGTTCAGGTCGAGCTGCGCCTTTTGTTTCTGATAACCCTCTTCCATGAGTTCTATCTTAGCCTGTCTGATGTCAAGCTCGGTTTTCTCAGTCTGTTCAATGACAGACTGCCCGTATTCGGCGATTTGGTTGTTTCTCTCAGCCGTTTCCTCGGCAATCTGTTCACGCTCCCGCTTTCTGTCCTCAGCGGCTTGTGCGGCTTTTCTCGCCCGTTCTTTGGCGTGTTTCTTCGCTTCTTCTGCAGCCGCTTCGTTTTGTTTCTTCTTGTTGTCTGCGGCGGTC